GGTATTTGGCGGCGACGAACTGACCATTGCGCTGGGCAAGGATCTGGTTGTGACCAGCGGTACTTATAATGCCAAGGACAAAAACATTGAGCTGACCATTACCAGCGGCGATGTGATCAAGATCCCGGTTGGCAGCCTGATTGATATTTACACCGGTCTGGCAACTTCCACCGCTGAGGTTACTGTTTCTACTGACAATAAGATCAGTGTAAAGGTGAAAGTGAGCGCCAAGGCTGACAACTCCATTACCCTGGAGGAAGACGGCCTGTATGTTGCTGTGCCCGATGCTTATACCAAGGCCGAAGCTGACAAAAAGATCAAGGCTGTGCAGACCGCCCTGGATACGCACGCTGCGAATGCCGACATCCATGTGACCAAGGAACAGAAGGCCACATGGGATGCCAAGGTGAGCACTGAACAGCTGGCTGCCGCCAAGAGCGAAGCCATTGGTGCTGCCGCTACTGACGCAACCGCCAAGGCTAATGCTGCCCGTGATGCCGCCAAGGAGTATGCTGACGGCCTGAACACTGCCATGGATACCCGTGTGAAGGTTGTTGAGGGCGCTATTACCTGGAAGACCATTGGCTGAGACGGCCAAGCGGTTAGTTATTTCAAATTGACATAAAAAATAGCCTTCGCTGTGGAGCCAGTGTTTTGCGAAATAAGGAGAACATGCACTGTGCAGCGAAGGCTTTATATTGTATTGACAAACAACGATGTTGAATATATAATAATAGTAGAACTAAGGCACCGACATAGACGGTCTACCTCAGTTTATAGTTTATGTATGACAGTTAAACCATCATAGCAAAAACCGTTCTGTGGGCGACAGGGCGGTTTTACTTTTTATTACCACGAAAAAACGTGATAACTGCTACGACAGTTTGTACCCCAGTGAACACAACGCCAATAATGACGATGGTATCAACAAAGGATAGATCCGGCATAAGCATCACCTCCTGGCAAAATGGATTTGCCGGAAGGCAAAGTAGGGGCGCTCCACAATGCCTTGCGGCAGATGGGAGGCTTGACCGCCTATTACGTCTATGAGGAAGATATGGCAAAAAGTAGTAAACGTTGGTGCCTTAGTTCTGCTATTATTATACTGTCAATGCAAAATTTGTCAAATTAAATACTGAATCGAAACCGCTTATCTGTACGCAGGTAGGCGGTTTTTTTATTGTTACAAAAAGGAGTTTTACGATGTCAAAACTTTCTTTATGCGAGATCCAACAGTCGCAGCTGGATAAAACTCCTATTGTGGATGGACAGCTGGTATGCTGCTTGGATACGGGAAACACTTACCGGGACACAGCCGGCGGGCGAGTTCGGATTGGAAGCGATCTGGAACGGGTGAGTGAGCTGCCATTGGCCCCGCTGGCCGGGAAGATTTATTACCTGCCGCCCGGAGATTTATATATTTATAACTCTGGTTGGGTAATGCTGAATGATACTGATTTTACAATTGGGGCCAGCAAGGCTGATGCCACAGAAGCCAATTTGGAACTGAAACATGGTGATATGGCAAAGGGTACGGTAAAGGTGCGCGGCACCGGCATTACGAGCGTAACGGCGGATGCAGATGGGCGACTGATTATCAACACCCCAAACCCGGAAGCTGTAATTGACGAGATTACGAATACCGAAATTGATAATTTATTCAAAGACGAATAGGAGGAAACAATATGGCATTTTTGAATTATGACGGTCTGCTTTATTTTTGGCAGAAAATTAAAGCTTTGCTGGCCGGTAAGGTGGACAAGATTGATGGCAAGGGACTTTCGACCAACGACTATACCACTGCTGAGAAGAATAAGCTGGCCGGGCTGATGAATTACACCCACCCGACAACCAGCGGGAATAAGCATATCCCTGCTGGCGGCAGTGCCAACCAGATTTTGGGTTGGAGCGCGGACGGCACCGCTAAGTGGGTAAACGAAAAGGATACCACCTACAGTGTGATGAGCGGCGCAACGGTTGATGCAGATGGCAAGAGCGGACTGGTGCCCAGCCCGACGAAGGGTGCGCAGCGCTGGCTGGATTCGACCGGTGCTTGGACGACCCCGCCGGACACCACCTATGGAGCTGCAAGCACCACGAGCGCTGGCCTGATGAGTGCCGCCGATAAGAAGAAGCTGGACGGTGTTGCGGACGGCGCAAACAAATATGTACACCCAGTTACAAGCGGCAACAAGCACATCCCGGTAGGTGGTTCTGACGGCATGATCCTGGGCTGGAGTGCCGATGGTACGGCCAAGTGGGTTGCCGACAAAGATACCACATATACCAACTTTAAGGGTGCGACTGCTGATACGGCTGGTAGTTCCGGCCTGGTGAACGCACCTGCCAAAGGGCAGCAGGGTTTGTATCTGCGCGGTGACGGCACCTGGGCAACCCCAACCAATACTACTTACAACGATGTAACCCAGAGCGCACACGGTTTGATGACTGCCGCAGATAAAAAGAAGCTTGACGGCATTGCTACCGGTGCCAACAAGTATGTACACCCCAGCTATACCGCACATGACAGTGGCCTGTACAAAATTACTGTGGATGCGACCGGACATGTGAGCGCTGTGACTGCGGTTGCCAAGGGCGATATTACGGCATTGGGCATCCCCAGCACCAACACCACCTACAATGATGCCACCCAGGGCACCCATGGCCTGATGAGCACTGCCGACAAGAAGAAACTGGATGCTTTTGGCGAGGCAAGCACCTATGCCCTGAAGAGCGACATTACCGCTATGTACCGTTACAAAGGCAGTGTGGCAAGCTATGACAAGCTGCCGACCAGCGGCCAGATCATTGGCGATGTATACGACGTTGGCAATGGCATGAACTATGCCTGGAATGGTGAGAAGTGGGATGGACTGGGCCAGGTGTTTACCATTGATGCGATCCAGAACACTGAAATTGATACCATTTTGGCATCTTAAAAACTAAACCAAGAGGAGGTGTGGTAAAGTGGGATATTTGAGTAACGCGGGGTTGAGCTACTTTTTTGGCAAGCTGAAAACTATTTTTGCGCCCATTAGCCACGGGCACGGGGGAGCTACACAGAGCGCGGCTGGCTTTATGAGCGCAGCCGATAAGAAAAAATTGGATGGGATTGCCGAGGGGGCGAACAAATATAGCCTGCCCACGGCGACAAGCAGTGTGTTGGGCGGCGTGAAAACCGGAGCGAACATTACAAACAACAGCGGCGTGCTTAGTGTGACGGCGGCCAATGTAAAGGATGCACTGGGATACACCCCACCCGAACAGGACACAAATACATGGCGACCGGTTGTGAACAACTTGACCAGCAGCGCGACCGACCAGAGCCTTGCGGCAAACCAGGGTAAGATCCTGAATGAGAGCAAGGCCGCCATGATTGTGTTGGCAAATGAGAACTTGAACGATGTGGTGACGCCAGGATTTTACAGTTCTGGCGGCGGCAACAGCGTAACAAATAAACCAAGTAACGTAGACCATTTTGGCTTGATTGTGATTCACCGGGCAAGTGGAAATTATTATACCCAGATTATTTACGGCGACAGTGCTGCTTACCGCCGCCATTGTGCAAACGGAACCTGGGGCGGATGGGTGCAGGACAAGCTGACAGATACCGACACTTGGCGCGGCATCCAAAACAATTTGACCAGCGACAGTACGACCGACAGTTTGAGCGCAGCGCAGGGCAAGACGCTGAAAACCCTGGTGGATGGTAAGGCGGCTATGGGACATACCCATACTTGGGATAGCGTAACAGGCAAACCGAGCACCTTTACGCCGAGCAGCCATACACACGGGGTGATTAAATCCCTGAGTGTAAACGGCACAACGATTACCTGTACCAAAGATGACGGTACGACCAGCACCATTACAACCCAGGATACCAACACGACTTATGGCACCTTTAAGGGAGCGACCACAAGCGAAGCGGGCAGTACCGGTTTGGTGATTGCGCCAGTGGCGGGCAATGCAAACCGTTACCTGCGCAGTGACGGAACCTGGGCTGTACCCCCGGATACGAATACAACCTATGGCGTGTTTGCGAAAGCGACCGCTGATGCGGCGGGCAGTACAGGACTTGTTCCGGCACCAGCCAAAGGCCAACAGACATATTACTTGCGTGGAGACGGGACCTGGGCTGTGCCGGCAAATACATGGCGAGGAATCCAGGACAACTTGACTTCGACTTCGACCACAGATAGCTTGAGCGCAAACCAGGGCAAGGTATTGAAAGGTTTGATTGATGGTAAGGCGGCAAGCGGCCACACCCACAATTATGCTGGGTCCAGCAGTGCGGGCGGTGCCGCAACAAGCGCCAACAAGGTGAATGCAGCTTTGACGATTAACCTGAACGGGACAAGCCAGGGTGCATGGGATGGCAGCAGTGCAAAATCGATCAGCATTACGGCAGCCAGTGTTGGCGCAACAAGTGTGACAATTAGCAGGTGGTGATTTTTATATGGGAGTTTATTTAGGAAGTACGCAGGTGGATATGCAGGGAGGTTTTGTGACTGGTGGTGCCAGTGGGGCGAGTTTGCAGAGCAAGACGGTTAGCCCCAGTGAGAGCGCACAGACGATCAAGGCAGACAATGGCTATGACGGTTTGAGCCAGGTTACAGTAAATGCAGTATCGAGAACTTATGTGGGAAGCGGCGTAACGAAAAAGAGTGCTGCGACTTATACGCCGGGAACGAGTGACCAGAGCATTGCATCCGGCCAGTATTTGAATGGAACCCAGACGATTAAGGGTGACAGCAATTTGACCGCCGGTAACATTAGAAGCGGTGTGAAGATTTTTAATGTGACAGGTAGTTATGCTGGGAGCAGCAGTTCTGGCGGCACGGATACCAGCGACGCGACCGCGACCGCCGCCAACATCCTGAGCGGCAAAACGGCGTATGTAAACGGCAGCAAACTGACCGGCACCATGACCAACAACGGGGCGGTGAGCAAGACCATGACCGCAAACGGTAGCTATACAATCCCAGCGGGCTACCACAACGGCAGCGGCAAGGTGACGGTGAATGTATCGTCAAGCAGCGGCAGCAGCAATAACAACATTGAGGCATATGCCATTACGAACACCAACCCCAGCGTTAGTTTTAAGCGCACTGACGGGGCAATCAAAATTTGGGGCTACGGCACCATGACCAGTTCCAGCGGTTGGGGCGGGCAGACTACGAGCCTGATCGCGTTTGAGGGCGATAGATACTACAAAAGCGCCAGCTGGGGCAGCCCAAGCAGCACCAGTTTGAGCCTAAGCATCAGCAACGGCAAACTGACTGGGCTGCCGAGCGAATTATCCGCAATCAGTGCGATTGTAACGAGAGGTATATGATTATGGCGACAAATACAAAGCTAGATAGTTTAGTAATTAACTACCTAACACAGAGCCAGTATGACAGTGCCAAAAATGCGGGCACTTTGAATGCAAACCAGATTTACATGACGCCTGCGAGTAGTGGATCAACTTATACGCTGCCTGCGGCGACAGGTTCTACGCTGGGTGGTGTAAAAATCGGGAGTAACATTACGGAGAATTCCGGCACGATTAGTTTGACAAAGGCGAATGTGACAAATGCTTTGGGATACACACCGCCGACAACGGATACTAAGTATACACTGCCGACAGGTAATGCTTCGACTTTGGGCGGTGTGAAATTGAGTGATTCGACCAGTTCAACGAGTTCGACCAATGGTGGTATTGC